TCACTACCATCTTCATCTTGATTGGGTCTATCCACAACAATGTCTGGTTCCCTAAACAAGTCAGGTGGAAACGGTCCAACCGGATCCATCATTCGATCGGGAACTGGGTGGACTTGTACAGCCTGTTTTTTAGTTATCCGCATCAGCAGGAGCCTCTTTAGCTTCTGCTTTCTTCTTAGCTGGGGCAGCCTTTTCTACAGGAAAATGTCCAGCCAAGGCGCGATCTTGTAACCATGTAGGCAAGCAGTTCGCGCAGTAGTTAACTGGGTTAACGCCAGGATCAGCTACTGTGTAAGCCGCGTTGTTAGAGCAGTTATCGCACTTCATTGGTTCTCCTTTTCTTTCCACAATTCTATCTTAAAAAAGCAATAGGGCGGGCATTGAGCCCGCCCCACTGAGTTAATGCTTACTTCTTTTTAGCCTTCTTAGCTTCTGCTTCGAGCTTCTTGGTCACTTCACCTGCAAGTGATAAGGCCACACGACCGAACGCCGGATCCTTCTTATTTGCCCAGCGTAGTGCAACTGGGATCACGGATGCCCAAAGGGCGTTTGCAACCAGTGTCCATTCACCTGAACCAAACTCTAATGGTGATGCAATTCCGCTGGTTTGAGTAACAATTACAATTGCGCCAATAATCTGACCTAACAGGTTACGGGCATACGATTCAATTGCCGCTTTATTCATATAGCTCCTACTTCTTTACTTGTCCGCAGGTTGGGCACACTTGTGGTGCTTCTGCGGAGGCAGCAGCTTCTGCTGCTTCTTTGAACTTTGGACGGCCAAAGCCCACGATAGATACCATAACATTCTTTGGGTTCTTTTTCCAAGCGCGAAGCTTAAGGCAAACCTCTCCGCCATTGCGCTGGTCACCCTTCTTGTCTGGGCTGGTATTTCCTTCGACTACTAGGCAGGTACCGTCAGCCTTTACAGACTTAACAATACCTACATGGCTGATCCGATCAACGCCATCTGCTGGGAAATCAAAATAGGCGATATCTCCTGGTTTAGGGTCATCTTCGTGCCAGCGTCCGGCTTTCTTAAAAGCATCAGCTCCCGATGGGGTGTAAACAGTGTTAGGAATCTTAACGCCAGCCTCGTTCCCACACCACATGACGAAACTTCCGCACCATGGTTGGAAGTTAGCTTTTGTGTAAGCGCCGTACTTTGTTTCATTGTCTTTTGGACCTTCAATAGTTCCAACTTCTTGCTCAGCCTCTTCAATCAAGCGAGCGGCTGTTCCTAAATCTGCCATTATTTGCTACCTCTTTTTTTAACGAGTAGTGCATAAATCTCATCTACTCTTAACTCAAGTCTTGCAGCTTTTTCGTCTAGTTCATTAACTTTGTCTTTAATCGAGCTTCCGCCATTCGGCTTAAGTTCTGCTAGATAATGTTTGACCAGCCATTTGACTCCAAGAGCCGCTGATCCTACTACGCTGATTAATGTGGCTACGAAGCCAAGCCAATCTATAGGGGACACTCTATACACCCATTCTGTTAAAAAGTCAATAGTTTTACCTTAGCAGAATGGTTGTCCGAATGAAATCACATAAGATCTACGCATAAATTACAGCACTAGAATACACGCGTGTCACAATAAAAAATATATATTTTTTACGCTTGACACCGTTTGTAAAGCCTATGCTAAGGTTAAACCTGATAAGCCACCAGTGATGGTGGCTTTTCGGCACTGAGAGGAGCAGAAATGCTTAATATCAGAAAAGAAGATATGGCAGGAATGGCGGTGATAGCGGTGTATGGATTAGTTCTAGGAACTCTTCCACACGCGCTTGCATCTAATGTAGTACCTGAGCCTAAAGTGGTTGAGGTAGTCGTAGTTGATCCGTTGGAAGAGTTTAGGAACGCTAAGTCGCTAGATGGCGCGGAACTAAAGTCTTTGCTTAAGGCAGTCGGTTTTGAGGGAAAATCCCTTAGGGTTGCCTGGGCAGTTGCCATGAAAGAGTCAAACGGTCGCCCATTAGCTCATAATGACAATTTAAGCACGGGGGACAACTCTTACGGGATATTCCAGATCAACATGCTTGGTCAACTTGGAATAGATCGACGAGAGAAGTTTGATTTAGAAGCTAATAAGGATCTCTACGATCCAATAACAAACGCGCAGATTGCTTATCATATGACCGCTGGTGGAAAAGACTGGTCGTCTTGGAAAATCAATCCCGAAGCAAATAACGGACAACGATACGACTCCTTTTATGAGGAGTTTCCAAAAGGAAAATAATGTACGCAAAAATAGCCGCACCAACCTTTGATGGCACCCAGCCATGTAAAGGAATGAACACGGAAGAATTCTTCCCAGTGGATCGCATAGAAGAAGAGAGATTTAAAAGGGCTATCAAGCCCGTGTGCGATTCTTGCAAGTTCAGGTCTGAGTGCCTTCAATGGGCGCTTGACAATAGAGAGATTGGGATCTGGGCTGGAACAACTACAGATGAGCGACGGCTCATTATTCGACGATTAAGGCGTAAATAGCAAAAAACCCCCTGCCAAATGGCGGGGGGTTTTTTGTTTGTGTTGAGACTATGAAGCGGTAGCCCAAGGTGTGATAGTAATTGTTGCTGTTGTTGCTGCGGTTGCTCCACCAGCTGTGCTCTGGGTCTTGATGGTGCCATTGGCTCCGCCAAGTGTTCCAGTTGCGTTGATACCAGTTGTGTCTGCAATTGTGAAGCCAGAACCTGAAACGGTGATCTGACCTGCACCAGCAGAACCTGTAACTGTCCAAGTACCAAGCGCGTATGCTGGAAGGTTGACTGGGCTTACGCCAGCTGGAGTTCCTGCAACAAGTGTGACCTTGGTTCCTGTTGGGTAGTTGGTGTTTGCGCTTGTTGCGTAAATAACAGCTACTGTAGCGCTTGTAGCGTTAAAGCGAGTTACATCGGTACGGGTGTTAGTTGCAGCAGAGGCTGTTGTGATGTTAGCTGCTTCGTAACCTGCATCCTTGAGAGAATCAAGAGCTACTGCTGTGGTTGCACCAAGTACGTTAGGTACAAGGATGTTTCCGATTCCTACGCCGTCAGCGGCTGTAAGAGCAGTTGTTGATTGAACCTTTCCATACTGACCTGTAATAAGACCAGCGTTTGCTGCGTTAGTTACAGTAAATGAAAGGGCATTTGCTGTAGCCACGGTGGCTGAGGATAGGTTGTAAGCACTTGCTGTAAGACCGGTGATGTTTACAACATCTCCTGCTGCTAGCTTGTTTTGTGCGGTGTAGGTAACGGTTGTGCCGTTTCCTGAAACTGCTGTAATAATAAAGTTTGCTGCTCCAGCAATAAATGTTGGATATCCTGACCAACCTGCTTCTGCGTTTGCATGGTTGTCAAGATCTGAATTAAGACGAGCGCTTGGATATACGGAGTAGCCGCTCCAGTCGTAGTTTTGAGCTGCATCTGCTGCTACAACGACTGAGGCTCCGCCATCTGTGCGGTCATCATTTGGTTGCATAGGGAAGTTACCCCATACAAAGTCAACTGCTTGTTGACCTGATGTATCTAATGCCATTATTGACCTTTTCTCTAGAGTGGTATAGCGCCTGATCGGGGCGCCCTACTATTGTCTAAGAGGATTTTGGGGCTGTCATGCCTAACGACGCTAGGAATTGAATATAGAAGGGTCAACCCAAGTCTTTGGAGTCAAATCGGAAACTAATTCAAGAGGCAAGTTAAAGTTAAAAGGTTTTACTCCACGAGTACTGACCCAGTCAATCATTGATTGCAGGGTTTCTTCTAAAGAGTATTTTGGGCTATACCCCAAAAGCAATCTTGCTTTATCCGCTGAGCAGTTGGCTAGCTTTACCTCAGAAGGTCGATCAGCAAGGTAGATGGGATCTAGAGGGAAATCTAATAGATCGGCGATGGCTTTAGCTAGCTCATTTATAGTTATGAATGTGGAATCAGGTCCCACATTAATTACTTCTCCGTCTGTTACATCTGTAGTAACAACTTTTAATAGGGGGTCAACCACATCCCGAATGTCTGAAAAGCATCTCATCTGAGAGCCGTCGCCGTAGATAATAGGTTGTTTTCCTTGCAGCATTCGGTTGATCATAATCCCAGCTACATTTCTGTATGGGTCTGTGTATACCTGACCAGAGCCGACAATATTATGCGGCACAATAATTGAGTAAGAAAACCCATGAATATTAGCCAGTGTTTTTAACACCTGTTCAAAAGCAACCTTAGATATGCCGTATGGATCCTGGGGTCTTGGCTCCATATTTTCTTTAAAAGGGATTTCTTGCTCCCCGTACCTAGCCATACTTGATAGGTAAATAAACTTCTTTACCCCAGCCTGTATAGAAGCCGTTAGGACGGCCATAGAGGCCCCAAAGGTGTTTTTGGTTATAAAGTTAGGGGAGAACACAGATAGACCCTCATGAGGGGTACAGGCCGCATGTATGACTATAGATACGCCCTCTAGATCTTTTTTTACCAAATTAGCACAGTCTTTTTCTATAAATAGCACTTCTTTTGGTATGTTATCTAAATAACCACCAACCAGACTATCTACCCCTATAACAGTGTAATCATTTAAAGCTTTAGAAATGTGACTCCCTACAAGACCAGCAACTCCAGTTACCATTATTTTCATTTAAATTCCTTAGGGAGATATTTTTCAGAATTGCTGGAGTAATAGTGTCTTAGTATAGGTTGATCATTAGGTTCGTCTTTTTCACTATGTAGCGCTACGTCTTCGTGATCAAAATACGCAACTGGGTGACCCAGCTCTTTAAAAAAAGTGTATAGAGCATATTGGATCATTATCCATCTTACCTTAAACCTCATTGCATCTCGGTCAAAATTATCCTTGCACTTGTCTAATGACTTATTTATAAAAGAAATTACAGTGTCATCAAAGTTTGACAGGTGGTCTAAAACCAGTTTATTCAGTATAAACTGACCGTCATTCATCGCTTCATCAAGATTTAAAAAAGACATAACATCATAGGTATTGTCTTCTCTTGCCCAAACCATTTTGCCGTTATATTTTTTAAAAAGTACATCTACATCGTTATAAAATACGGTATCTGTGTCTAGATAAAGTATCTGATCAAACCCATAATAAGCAAGAGTTCTAAATGCGTTTTTCCACCTATGATACAAAAACTCTGCGTGTCCTTCTTCAACCCACTCTTTGTTTAACAGTTCAGATGGGTAATGATTATCAAACTTAATAACCTCTACATTAGATAAGGTGTCTAACTTAGATTCAGAAGTATCAACAGTTTTTGGCGATATGTATACTTTTATGGGGGTGGTCTTGTTATGAGCTCTTAAAGTAGAAATTGAGTAAAGTAACTGCTTATAACAAAGATTATTAACTAGTTTTCCGTGACGGACATGAAAAGAGTAAACAACCCCGTTATTTGACCCCATTACGCTTTGCCCAGTCTTCCTCAGTGACATTTTTTCTTATAACATCAAGGTAGGAAGGTCCTTTTGTAAACCACCAGTGATCTGGCTCAGCAAAGTGAAAAAATATCATGGCGACATGATTAGTCTCTGGTTCAGGAAACGCTTCACGCCAATGTTCCTGATCGTTACCGTAGTATGCCAAAGCTTGATTTGGGTGCAGTGCGTAAGGCTTACCCTCTACCCACAGCTCCCACGGATGCTTTTGATAAACACACATATCTACCGTATAGGTGCAAGCATTGTCATCTTTATGCTTCCACAACTTGGCGTCCTTGCCTTCATAATGAG